TTCCATTCTGGGATACTCTTTCGTCTATATCTCCAGGAGGGAGCGCGGCAGGCGGAAGGTGAAACTTAACCGTCGGGGATGGTATTCGAACAGGGAGTCGAAGTATGACCTGTTGTTGGAGTTGAGGATTGCTCTTTCGCAGGGTTTGCGAAAGGACGCTCCAGGAAAGAAGTTGATTATTCACGATGCCGAGACTGTACGCGAGTTAGAGGATTATATCTTCTTCGAGAACGGGGACATCGGACTTTCAACTTCTGCCGACGAGACTTCCGGCGCAAGGAGTGCTCACGGCGATAGGATAATACCCGACGGCCTGTTCGTTCTGGCCTTGAACCATCAACGCAGGGCCGCTGTAACGGAGAAGGCCAAAGTATTCGAGGGTTCTATGGCGTGGCGAAGGCTGCAATATGACAGAGACAAGGCTGCCGAGGAGAGGAATAGCCCGTGGCTGATATAGCAGAGAAAAAGAAGGTCCCGTTTGTCCGTACCGAGTTGTTTCCGGTGAGGGTCCAGAGGGCCGTCTTGGCCTGGGAGAAGTACACCAAGGGAATGCGTCAACGGCGCAAGCAGATGCTTGCACATTACGCCAATGGCTGGTTTTCTAGCGAAGGACGGCGTAGCTCGATTCCGTTGAACTTGATAGACAGGGGTGTGCAGATTATCGTCCCTTTGCTTGTTTCCAAAAACCCGAAGGTGATGATTCAACCGAGGGCCGGTACGAACAATCCGTATATGAGGGCCTTTGCCAATACTCTGGAACTTGCTCTTGCCCATCTGTTCGATGAGATAAAATTTGAGCAATATACGTTGCGCCCCCTTGTCTTTGATGCTCTTTTTGGAATGGGAATTACCAAGACCGGTGTAAGTCATTCGCACAAGGTCGAAATCGGCGGATACCTGCACGATGTGGGACAACCATACTGCGACAGAATCGACTTTGATGATTACATCGGCGATGTTGCCGCACGTAACAGGCAGGAAATGAAATTGGAAGGCCATTGGTATCGTCTGCCTGAGAGATATGTCAAAGAATCCGGCCTGTATAAGAATTATGATAAGCTCTCGACGGAAGTTTCCCTCTACGGCAAAGACGAGACCAGGCCAGAGGCCATCGCCAAGCGGGAAGCCGGCGAATACCCGTACCGTGATCTGACTCCGATGGTCGAACTCTGCGATATTTGGTTGCCGGACGAAGGGATTGTCATAACCTTGCCGAGGGAAGGGCAGGGGGATAAGATTATCCGAGAGGTTGAATGGGACGGACCTGAAGGCGGACCTTTCGATATTCTTGCATTCAGGTATTTTCCGAGTTCTGTAATACCGATTCCTCCAATTTATACCTGGCTCGACATAAACAAGACGGTAAACGTCATCGTGAACAAGATGCGGGACCAGGTCGAGCGAGAAAAAAGCATAGGTGTTTATGAACTATCCGCTGCCGAGGATGCAACGAGACTGAAAGGCGCTTCGCACGGCGAGCTTGTTGGACTTGAAAACACTGACGGGGTGAAGGAAATCACATTCGGGGGATTCAATGAAAAGTCTTTTCCATTTTTGCAATTTCTTTTGTACCAGTGGTCCCAGACCGGCCCTAATCTTGACGTTACTGGTGGTAGGCGTGTTGACGCTCCTACCCTGGGTCAAGAACAGATGATGCAGGCCAATGCCGCCAGGGAATTGGATGATATGGTGCATCAGATGTATGAGGTTACCAAGAGCATAGTCCGTAAATTGGCCTGGTTCCTTTGGACGGACCCACTTATTGTCATTCCACTGATCAAGAGGGTGGCCGGTCAGGATTTGCACGTCGAGTACAGTGAAGCCGCTAAAGAGGGCGACTTTTTCGATTATTCCTTCGACATCGAGCCGTACTCGATGATGAGAATGAATCCTGAGATGCGTTACCAGAGATTGATGCAATTCGTCTCTCAGTATATTCTGCCGACAGCCCAGATTGCTGCAGCACAGGGCCGTATCCTGAACGTGCCGGAACTTGCGAAGGACTTTGCCAGATACCTGAACATTACGAACCTTGATGACTGGTACAAGGCTATTATTCCGAATCAGGTGGGTTTGAATCCGTATTCTCCGGTGCAGGGAACAGTGAGTCCTAAGCAATCGGGAATTTCCGGCACGCAGTCGAGCGAGGCTTCGAATATGAACAACACGCTTCGACAGCAGGCTTCGTTGTACTCTGAGGCTCAGCAGGGCCAAACGGTTCGTGGTATGTGAAATGAGGAAACAGGAAAATGAAACGTCCGAGCTTGAAGGATTTTGTCAAGTATGTTGAGAGGTATCCTAAGCGCTTAGGTCTCAGGGAGATTTACAAGCACTATAACGCGGTCAGCGAGGAGGACAAGCAGAAGTGTAGGGATGCCTGGGAATTGGTTGTGGCGGGACTGAAAAATGAGTCCAGTAGGAACGAGAGTCCATCGGTGCGTAGAACACCTGATGACGAAGGGTTACTCGGAAGGCAAAGCGATAGCGATATGTCAGGAGTCAACGAAACAGAGTTACCGGACGGGTAAGCTATTGCGGAAGAAAAAGCGGCCGAAAAAAAGGAGAAGGGGGTAATGGCGAGGTATTGGATTGCCGGCGCGATAAAGCGTCCAGGTGCGTTGACGAAAAAAGCCAAAGCTGCCGGTATGAGTGTTTCGGAGTTTATCCGAAAGTACAAGGGCAAGAACACCAGGACTAAGAGACAGATAGCTTTGGCGAAAACCTTGAAAAAGTTGAGAAAAAGGAAAAGAAAAAGCGCTTGATGAAGAAGGGCGATATTGTCGAGATTATTTGGGCGGATACGACCTATGATGCTCGATGGGTTCCCCTGCCAAAGGCCGAGAAGTATCCTTTGACTATTTGTGTGAATATCGGCTATTTTTTGGATAAAGATAATCGAGCGGTGCGTCTTTCGGATTCGCTCAATACGGATAAAGAGGGTAGTGTTACAGCGATACCTCTGGGCTGTGTATTGAGGATGTATAAACTTAAGCGCCCTGTCAACAGACAGAAGTCGATTAAAGTTATTTTTGATAAAATTTTTGGGAAAGGTAAAAAATGACGGCCTCAGCAGTGGTCAAGTTTACCGGTGAAGTTTCCGGCCTGGGGAACGATAAAAGGGTCTCTGCGCGGGCCGTATTGTCGGATGTTCCGACCCAGGCGAGCGGGCCGCTTTATCAAGTGATAACGACTGCTGTTACTCCGGTGGATGTGGTGTCCCTTGTGTCTGGCGAGCTTTTGGCCGTTTATGTCAAAGCGGTGTCGAACAGTGTGTGGTTTAATCCAGTTCATTCTGCCTCTCCGGCACTGACAGTTTCAAACTATATTCCGGAGGGGCAGTTCGTTTTTTGCACGTATTCTACGGCCAATTCTGCAAGGCCGTGGGCGCAGGCTGTGGGCAGTATTGCTGATATAGAGTGCTGGGTGGTAGGAGTTACTTGATGCCTACTTATACCTATCGCTGCAAATGTGGTTCGGTTTTTGATGCGATCGTTCCGATTTGTGAACGCAATAAGCCGCAGAAGTGTCCGGATTGTGGTGGCAAGGGCAAGAGGGATGAACAAACGGAATTCGCCTCGGCGGGTAAGTTTAACGAATTGATGGTTGACAGACCCCGGTGGTCTGAGGCGATGGGAGTGAATCCTGAGCAGATACCTCAGGCGATGAAGATGTTTCCTGACTCGGTATATCACCCCAAAACCGGCGCATTGTTGATTCGTAATAGGCAGCACAAGTTGAAAGAAATGAAAAGGCGTGGTTATGCCGAATTTGATGGCTGTTCAGGCAGTTGGAGAAGGCAGCCATACGTGAAGGCCAGAGAAGAAAGGAAACGATATGGATAACGAAAAAATGCAGGCGCTTTCCGAGAAGTATGATGAAATTTTTGGAAAAGTGCCGGCTCTGCCGGACGATTCACGGGATGACCCTGAAAATAATCCCGAATATGATGAATTGACGAGGGCAGAGGAAGCGAAAGAAGAAGATACTGAAGTTCTGGAGACTGAATCGGAAGAAGCGTCTGAGCCTGCGGGCGATGAGGACGAGTACGAGGAAATTCCAGATGATCTTGTTGAGGCTGCACGGGCGTATGGTTTTACAGACCAGGAAATCGTCCGTTTGGCCGAAGATAGTCCGAAGACTCTTGAGGCTCTTGCGGAAGCACATAAGAATTACATTACCGCTGTGAAGGCCAAGCAAGTTCCGCCTTCTGTCAAGACAGAGGCGGAGAAGGCCAGTCCGCAGGAGCAAAAAAAGGAGAAATTGGAATATCTTGAGGTGGGAAATCTTGAGGACTTCGATGAAGGTGCACAGCAGGTCATAAAGTCCTTGGTGAAATCCCACAATAAGTTGATTGACCAACTGAACAAGGTGAATGAACAGGTTTCTTCCGTTGATGAGAAGACTAAGACTTTCGAGGCGGCACAGCAGCAACAGTTTGAGACATACATCGACGGCTTGTTTGATGCCATTGATGATGTGCCTCAGATTGGCAAGAGCAGTTCGTTGACGCCCCAGCAGGACAAGACACGGCAGGAGATTTACAATACTGCTGTGATGTTCCAGAGGATCAGCGGGGGAACCATCGAGGACAATCTCATAAAGGCGGTTAAAGCCTTCAAAGGGATTTATGCTCCGAAGAATGTTGAGTCTGATGTTATCAAAAAACTCAACGCGAATAAGAAGCGTTTTACTGCCAGGCCGAGGCGTCCTAAAGCGACCAAGCAGTACGCTTCGGAGGAGGAGCGTGTTCTCAGTGTAATGGATGAGGTTGGTCAGAAACTTGGTATTAAATGGACAGGTTAATGTAGTTTTTGTGAAGAGGGAGAAGTAAGATGGCAGGCATCTCGATAGAACAGGCCATAGACTTGGGGTATGCGACCCTACAGGCCTTCGATAAAGATGACCTGGAAATGACCCTGAAACACCCGACTTATGAGGTGGTTAATCGTTGGTTCGGGCCGGACAAAAGAGTTCTCGATGGCGGTGATGTGGTAAAGGCGTATATCAGTCTCAAGGACACCGGCAATGCTCAGCACGTCGAGATGTATGATACCGATACGCCGAACGTTGCCAATGTGGACAAGGAAATCACGGTCAACTGGACGCACGCCCAGACGAGTTTTTCGTATTCTCTCAAGGAGCTTGCGATGAACCTGGGCAACAAGCGCCGGGTCTATAATTTGCTGAAACAGCGCCGGCTGAATGCCTACAGAGAATTCGCAGACCTTCTTGAAGAGGCTGCGTGGAAGACTCCGGCCAGTTCGACGGACACCAAGTCGCCACACGGCCTTCCTGCCTGGATTGTTCAGGCGGATGCCGATAGCGCGTCCGGAGATTTTGTTGGCTACGTTGGAGATTATTCTACGGTTAACAGCGCCGAAAGCGCCTATGCTGATGTAGGCGGTATTCCTTGTACGAGTACAACCAACCAGCGCTGGGCCAACTGGTACGCGGATCACGATGACCAGCTTAACGATGCACTTCTCAAGAAGATGCGTCGGGCGTTCAGGAAGACCCATTTCCAGACCCCGATAATCGCCAGGCAGGCGATCGACCCGAACAGCGATTTCAGTAACTTCAGGATTTACACGAACGACGAGGTTCTGGATGCCCTGGAGGAGTATGCCCTGAAATCGGATGATAGGGTCGGTTCCGACCTGGGTAAGTATTCAGGGGCGGTAACATTCAAGAATATCCCGATTATTTACGTGGATATTCTGGATGATGTGAAGAAGTATGTTTATGGTGGTAACCCGATTTTCGGGGTGAATCACAATCACTTCAGAGCGGTGATTCTTGAAAACGAGAATTTCCGTGTTAATAAGCCTTTGACCAAGGTGGGCCAGCATAACGTCTTTACCGTTTATGTTGACCTAACTTACGCCTATATTTGCGACAACAGGCGGGCTGGCGGCTGGCTGATAAGTGATTGGGAGGATGGTAACTAATAGATTCTAAGTAACCCGTAGGTGTGGTTGGACAACCGAGACCTACACAAACGAGCGGGGCGGTATAACGTAACGTGCCGTTCGGGGGAGGAATAAAATGAGTAACAAAGTGTCTGGTGGTGGCGTTATACAGCGGACCAAGAGGGTTTTTCTGCGTAGTGGAACCGCCAACGAAGGTTACGCGGTTTGCTACAATTGGGATGCTGTCGGCGTAACCGCCGAAAATGAAGCCTTTACTACTGCGCCTTATGGCAGGGCAATAGGTACGGCCATTACCGATTGGTGTGATGCCAGAAGACTGATGGTAGAGGCGCCGTCGTATGACAACAACCTGCACTTTGCGGGTGTTGTTGATGCTGCGTCTGATGGTGTAGTCGGCCCGAACTGGATTTCTATTCATACTCCTGGTTCGGTCTGCAAGGTGTATTGTGCCGTTACTATCGACCCAAGAGATGGTACTACTACAACCAAGAACAGCTATGAGTTGCTGAACTTTGGTATTTGTACCAACAGTGTTGGTGTGGCTGGAAGCACGGCCCCACGTATTAACGGGCAGTTCCGCACAGGCGGGCAGCTTGGCGCTGGAGCCGCAATAGCCCTTGAGGCTGAGACCTCAGGCAGTGCCCTTGTACAGGCCGAGCTTTGCGAGGGACCACCTTCCGGCGGTGTTCAGGTTATTGCTATGACTACAGCATTGACCGGAGTAACCGTGATAAATCACGGTGAGGTGGTAATTACCTCGTTGGCCGCTGCCGCCGGTGTAGCCAGCATTGCTGTCCAGGATGGCCGTTTCAGTGGGCAGAGGGTGGTATTCAGGGTAAGCGCAAATCCGACGAATACTGTCAAGATTTCGTTTACTGGCGCTACGCCGAACCTTTCGGCAGATTATCTGTCTGCTGCTCCGCTGACTGCGGCTACTGCGGCTTCTCTTGATGCTAAGGATGAATTTCTTGACATCGAGTGGAACGGCGTCAAGTGGGTTGTGCAAGGTGCGAATGTCAAGGTAACCTAATTTTGCTCGGAGTGGGGCTTGAGCAGGGAGGCTCACCCCACAAATTTTTCTTGACAGAGACGGAACTTGGAAATAAAATGAGTGTATGGTAATTGGTAAGAGGCTGAAATTTGCACGCGAAACTATCGGCTTAACGTTGGAGCAAGCTGCCAAGGAAGGCAAGATAGATGTAGCACTGCTTCGGAAAGTTGAGAAAGGTAAAGGCGCCCTGAAGTTTTCACACCTCAGTAAACTGGCGGAAATTTATATGAGGCCAGTCAAATTTTTCTTTGCCGAGCCGGTTTCGGTAAACGAAGTAATGCTTTGGTGCAACGGGTCCGATATTTATCAGAAGGAGAAACAGGATGATACCAAGAGTCTCTATAATGACCAACCTGCCGCAGAGGGATGCAACCGTTGATAACATCTTAGCGGATGAGCTTAGAGAACTTGGCTATGAAGTTTGGGTAACAAATTTTCTGCCGAAGAATCGTGAGCATATTCTTCATTTCAAGCCCCATATTCTGGTTATACCAGAGGCCAGGTGCGAGTACACGGTGGAATTGGCTCGCCAATGTATGGAGTGGGGCATTCGTGTAGTTGTCCGGCGCACCGAAGGTGGAGCAGCCTGGGATGCGTGGGACAAGATGGGCCGTGCCGAACAGGCTACCGTCATCGGGGCTTGGCCCTATGATGTTGATCTTGAAATAGTTTGGTCCGAGGATTTCAGGGACCTGCTTATTAAGCACGGCTACTTACCTGCGGAGAAAGTAGTCGCTGTTGGGGCGATGCCTTTTGATGTGTACTTGAGAGCACCCAAGCCCCAGGTGCTTCGTCAGCAAAAACCTCATTTGCTTTTTGCCCCTGGTTGGGGGCACGCAGACAGATCGCCGGAATACAATGTTCCTGAAGCGCCTTTTGGTAGTCCGATTCACAGGGACGCCTGGCAGAGACACTCCTACGGAAGAGAAGTCTGGCTGCATATGATGCGGCGGGTGTATCAGGAGTTTGGGGATGTTTTCGATCTGTTTGTCAGGCCGAAGACAGGCGAGTTACCGATTGCTTACCAGAATACGTTGGGCGGTAGGATCAAGGTTGTAGTGCCTTGTCCGACAGAGGTGGCGCTTGCTAATACAGACCTTCTAATACACGCCGGTTCGACGATGGGAATCGAGGCGCATTTGTACAACATTCCGGCGCTGAGCTTTTTTGGAAATGTGAATCAGGTTCCTGGGTATGAGTATCCCCACGTTTCTCCTGACTTTGAGGATGTTGATGCTCTTCTGAAGGCTATCTCGAAGATTCGATTCACCGAACAGATAATCAAGAATCCCGACGGAACGGTCGGTAAGATTTTCAAGTCCAAGTCGAACGCGAATATTAAGAACCTGAAGAAACTTGAGAAGGAATTTTACGGAACTATTGATGGTAAAGCCTGCAAACGTGCTGCTGCTGCGATCGAAAGATTGCCGGTTACGGATGATATAGAAAAAAACATTCCAGCGTTGTGGCCGCCGGCGAAAAAGGAGTTTGATGCTCCAGGCGTTTATAAGCACGTTATGACTTGGAAATGCGAGTGTTGCGGGGGGCAGTGTGTTACAGAGTTTGGGCGAGATATGATAAAATGTCCGTGGTGTGGGATTTCGCTTGCAAGACGACTGGAACAGGATAAAGTAGTAATAAAGGCAAGCTAAGTGAGCGGCTGCTGTGGCTGGCAGAAAGGAAACGGAAATGGTAGAAATAAGAGAAAACATTTTCTGGTGTGAGCGATGTCTTGCACCCTCGACGAGGCCGAGGATCACTTTCAGGGAAATAGATGGCCTGTTGACTTGCAACGCTTGCGAGCACGCGATAAATAAAAAGACCCGAATCGACTGGGACGAGCGTCAGAGATATTTCGGGAAGCTCTGTGATAAGTTCAGAGGAAACGGAAAAGACCCTGATGTCATTATACCTTGGTCTGGTGGTAAGGACTCGGTTTATGTGGCCCATACGGTACGCGACAGGTTTGGAATGACCCCTTTATTGGTATCTGTAATACCACACCTTGAGATGACTATCGGGGCGTGGAATAGAGAAAACCTATCGAGGGGTTTTCAGAAAATGGAAATCGAGTTACCGGTGGAGAAATACTGGAAGCTCGCTAAGAAGTTTTTTATCGAGCAGGGCAGGCCGAAACATCCGTGGGAGACTGCGATTTCGCTGGTCATAATTAACACTGCTATAGACCTTGGCATCCCGTTTGTCGTGTATGGCGAAGACGGTGAGATGGAATACGGCGGCAGTAACAGGGAAAAAGACAGGTGGAAGAAGCCGGCGGATAAAGAATATCTGATGAATTTCTATTGGCTGAACGATCCCTGCTGGAAAGTTCCCGAAAACCTGGATGATGTGTTTTTTACGCAGTGGTCGAGGTTTGAGGACTGGTCGCCGACCAAGCACGCTGAGTTTGCTATTAAGAGAGGAATGCGAATTGCCGAGGAGCGCTCGATAGGTACTTACACGAACACCTGCCAACTATCTGACAAGCTCCAGGATTTGCACGCCTATTTAATGTTTGTCAAGTATGGTTTTGGGCGCTGCACGTCGGATGCTTGTATTCAGATACGAGAAGGTTTGCTTGATAGAGATGAGGCCCTTGAATTGGTAGAAAATTATGACGGAGAATTCCCGAACACCTATTTGAAAGAATACCTGGGGTACTTCGATATGACGGAAGAGGAGTTTACCAGGACGATAAATAAGTTTGGGAACAGGACCTTTATGGAAAATTATATGCATATCTGGTATTTGAAAGAATGGGTGCAGATGAAGAGACGGAGAGGGACAAAGTTGGAATTGTTGAATCCGAACAGGTTTAGTCCAGTACGGCCAAGCCGTGCAAGATAAGGAGACAGGAAATGCTTTTACCACGATACCACAAATTGATTCAAATCGAGTTAACGAATGCGTGCCCCTTCGAGTGTTGCCATTGTTCCAGGTTTGTAGGCCATCATACCAAGCCATTTTTTATGACGGTCTCCGAAGTTGAGAAGGCTTTAGACTCGCTCCAGGGCTACCCAGGACATATTGGCATAATGGGCGGGGAGCCGACATTGCACCCCGATTTCGAGAAGATATGCAAATTGTTGCAAAAGTATGTTCCGGTGAAGGCCCGCAGAGAATTGTGGACAAGCGGTGCGAATTGGAAGAAATATGAGAAACTTATTAACGAGACTTTCTACAAGGAACTTATCGCTTTTAATGACCATAGCGATCCAATGCACTGTTGGCATCAGCCTTTACAGGTGGCCATCGAGGAAGTTTTTAACGGCAATTTTCATATGGGGCCGGACAGAAAGGAAAAAGACCGGCAATTGATGAATAAGATCATCGACAATTGTTGGGTGAATTTGCGATGGTCCGCGAGCGTAACACCAATGGGGGCGTATTTCTGTGAGGTTGCGGCAGCGAGGGCAATGCTGTTGAAAGGACCGAAAGGTCTGCCTGTAGAATGGGAATGGTGGAAACGTGATGAAGACGCTTTTGCGTATCAACGGGAAGAGTTGTGCCGCAGGTGTTCGGCTTGCTTGCCTTTCCCCGTGAGGGCTAACAGTTATCAGGCGTATGATGACGTTTCGCAAGGGATGCTTCAGTTGCTTTCTAAGCTGGATTCTCCGAAATGTGCTCAGGGCCGGTGCAAGTGTGTAGATATACAGGCTCTGCGGGATTATTACAAGGGACACAGCTTTACACCCGAAGAAGAATATCTTAAGCGTGGCGGCTTTAAGGATTTCCCCGATTGGACACCCTGGATTTATAGGCCCATCGAGTCTAAGAAGCACGAGCCGGACGGGACTGAGCTACGGCCAAGCGAAGTGGTGAAGATGCAGAAGGGAACAGGAAATGAGAACGCGCCCTCAAAAGCTCCTTGACAAGTTAATAGTTGCGGTACTATGGTGCTGGTACGGCGTAGCGGACAAGGTGCGCCTATACTTAGCCCGCCGAGGGGGTTGGGTTCATAAGAACCAACCTTTGGTCAGTATCATTATGCCGACCATTGGCAGGGATGCTTCGAAGGCCATAAAATCAGTGATAGACCAGACTTACCAGAACTGGGAATTGCTTGTGATTACTGACGGCCTTGATGTGGAATTCAAGACAAAGTGGATGGACTCGCGGATTTACGTGTTTCCTATAGAGAAGAAACTACACTATCCCGACGAGCCGAAATATCATTGGCTCGTCGGGCCGGTAAGAGCAATAAATCACGGCCTGTCTATGGCAGTAGGGGACTGGATAGCCCGTATTGATGATGACGATGTGTGGGACCCAAAGCATCTTGAAAGGATGTTGCAAATTGTCGAACATACGGGCGCTGAGTTTATTTCTGGTGATATACAGATTTGCGGGGGTATTCCTTTGGGCTATTCTTTTTATGGAAAGCCGGTTGGGGCCGTACAGTCCTGGCTGTATCGGGGATACTTGAAGTGTTTTAAGTGCAGCAAACATTCCTGGAGAAGGGCCTGGGACGCGAATAATGACATCGACTTGCCTAAGAGAATGGCAAGGGCAGGGGTTCGTTTTGGTTATGACAGTGATTACATTCACGCCAGAGTTGAACCGAGGGAAGGTTTACACTATACCGGCTTAGATGGATGGCTCGAAGAATGTTCGGCGGAAAAAGATTCCTCGCAGTAATTCCGGCGAGAGGCGGCAGCAAGGGTATAAAGGACAAGAATCTCAAGAAGTTCTGCGGCAAACCCTTGATTTATTGGAGTATCAAAACCGCCCAGAAATCCGGTGTTTTCGACAGGATAATCGTGAATAGCGATTCTTCGGAAATCCTGGCTTTGGCTGAAAAATATGGTGCTGAGCCTCAGCAGCGACCTGCTGAATTAGCAGATGATAAGGCTCTTGTTGCAGATGCGATGGTTGATTGTCTGCATCGTCTCGATTGCAAGTACGACTATGTTCAGTTGATACAGGCCACTTCGCCTGGGTTGAGACCCCTGCAGATCAAGTGTGCGGCACAGTTTATTTTAGACAAGAATGCTGATTTCGTTATCGGGATGCACGAATTCAGAGACCCGACTATTGTGGTAAAACCGATTCCGCCAGACCTCTGTGTTACAGGTTGGTATCCTGAAAAGTTCAAGAATAAGAACAGACAGGATTTGCCGGCCGCTTACAGGGTGAATGGTTATATCTATCTCGGTAAGTGGGAAGTATGGGCTAAGCGCAAGGATTATTGGAAAACAAAGATTTATGCCTTCATTTGCGATACTTACGATGATATAGACATCGACACGAAATATGACTGGGAAATCGCCGAGGCAAGGTTCAAGGCACTGAAAAGATGGCGGCTGTAAACCCCTTTGTTCCGATTTATAAGGCTTGCAATTCAGGGACTCCAAAGGATAAGATTGCGAACCTGCCGGAGTTTCCGAGGCTTCTCGACATTGAGTTGACGAATTGCTGCAATTTCAGGTGCAGGATGTGTCCAGTTGGTCAGAATACGATGAAACGGGTACGAGGCTTTATGTCCGGTGAAACGTATTCACGCATCCTTGCTGAGGCGAACGAGCACAAGACGCCGCTTAGGTTCATTCGGTGGGGTGAACCACTTATTCATCCGCAATGCTTCCATTTTGCCAGGGCTGCTAAAAAACTGGGCCTTCTTGTGCATATCAATACGAACGGTCTTTATGTTGATGATGAGGCCGTTGCCGATATTTTACGGTATATCGACAGCATAAAGTTCTCTTTTCAAGGGGTGAATAAGCGGCAGTATTTTCAGTGGAGAAAGGTTGATTTTTTTGAAGAGTTGCTGGGTATTGTAAAGACACTATACAGAAGACGTGGCAACGGCACAAGGCCCTTTATTCAGATCGGAACTACGGTTACTGAGGATGTCTCCGCAGAGCAACGGCAGGAGTTTATCGAGCGCGTAAAAGGATTTTGTGATAAGGTTGAGATTGGACGGACGAGAGACCTGACCAGAGACACCAACATCCTCCCGACTTGTCCTGAGATGTTTGATAAACTCTCGGTGAATTGGGATGGGACTGTAACGGCCTGCTGTTCTGATTATGACAATGAGTTGCTTGTAGGCAATATTTGGGAAAGCACTCTTTCAAATATCTGGCTTTTCAGCCCTGCCCTGCAGTATTTGCGGAAGACCTTGGCCGAAGGAAACAAAGATGACTTGCCCCGAATTTGTCAACGATGCAGTTTTACAAATTGTAAAGGCAGGACCGGAAAACGAAAAGGCTCTTGAGAAGTTTTTTTATCGAATAGCCAGTAATAGGTTTTTCCATCCTCATCCTTTCAATAGTGAGACGGCATATAAGATTGCGAATTATGAAGGTCTCGACCTGCATTACTTGCTTTTACATAATTCTGATGTAATCGGCTACGGCTTACTCCGTGGTTGGGACGAGAAGTGGGAAGACATTACTCTGGGGGTAGCCATCGACTGCGAATGGCAGATGGCGGGCTATGGCCACGCTTTTTGTACCTTTCTTCTTCAGGCGGCTTGGGCCAGGGGAGTTGAGCGGATACGGCTTCACGTTGACGAAGAGAACGAGGCGGCGCACAGTCTTTACGAGAAACTGGGATTTGTTTTTATTGGCAGACGCGAGAACGGTGAACTTATCGGATACAAAAACCTATATTATCGCTGAATGCGGCCTGGAGCACTGCGGTTCACTGACCTTGGCGAAGCTGTTAATCGACAACGCCAAAGCTGCCGGTGCGGACTGTGCGAAATTCCAACTCTACTCGGAAGAATATGCCGGCCGTTTGGCTGTGAATGGACGCAAGAATGGAAGCAACTCGGTTGGAAAAATTCTGGAAAAATATCGCCTGGATATTGATAAAATACACGAGGTGTTTTTATATTGCAAGAAAGCGGGAATAGATTTTTTGTGCTCTGTTTTTGATATAGAGAGTGCAAAAGAGCTTGCATATATCGGAGCTAAATCAGTAAAGATTCCCTCGGTTGAGTTGTCCCATATTGAGATACTTGAGGCAGTACAAAAGTATTTCGAATCTGCAATCATCTCTACTGGTTTGCATACTCTTGACGAGGTAAAGAAGGCAGTTTCTTTACTGACGGAAAAAATGGACCCGCAGAAGCTGACGCTACTCCAATGTACTTCGGCATACCCTTGTCCGTTCGACCAGGTGAATTTGCGGGCAATGAATAAACTGCGGCTGGTTGGAAGGGTTGGAATATCCGACCATACGTTGGGCTGGACAGTTCCGGTGGCTGCTGTTGCTCTTGGTGCTCAAGTCATCGAGAAGCATTTGACGCTGAGTAAAATGAACGGTGGCCCAGACGCAAGAGTGGCTTTGGAGCCTCTCGAATTTATGGATATGTGCCGACGGATACGAGACACTGAAGCAGCCCTCGGAGACGGCTGTAAAACCATCGAAAAGGCCGAGAAATCTCTTATCTGGAGGAAACTTACAGGTTAAGGTAGTGTTGAATATGAGCACAGAAACCTTTGAGAAAGCCACATTTGAAACGAATAAGCCGAATCTTGAAACAGACTTCGGACAATGGCAGACCGAAATGTACCGGTCGGTGTATGATCTGTATCAGCAGGACGAAGAACAGGTTTCGGTTACAGGGGAACAGGATAATGGCAAAGAAGGTAGCAATGATAACAGGCGGCCGAAGCGACTGGGGTTTATTGGCGCTTTTATATGATGAATTGATAAAGGGGATCGAGGTCGATATAATAGATGTTGGAGATGCCCTTGAAAGACCCGACATTCGTGTAGAGGCATTGCCGAACTCGGATACTTTCGACGGAACTTGTACTGCGATGGGCCTGGTGATGCTGAAGTTGCCTCAGGTCTTGCGTGGTTTAGTGTACAAGCGTGCCGTGTATAAGTGTGCGGTGGTTCTGGGAGATCGTTTTGAAATACTTAGTAGCGCTCTTGCTTGTTATAATCTTGGCATACCTGTTGCGCATATAGAAGGAAGCGACCAGACTTATGGCTCCCTTGACCAAGGCTATCGCAAGTGTATCAGGGCGCTTGCCGAGCCTACGCTCAGGTTCGATGTTGAGGAATATGGTTCATTGGGTTGCTTGTTTCCGAATTTATCGGAACCTACTACGAAAGGGGATGTCGTAGTAGTATTTCATCCGTATAAGGCCGACCTGTGTCAATTGCACAAAGACCTTGAAGCAATCCTGAAAGCGACAGAAGGCGAGCGGCGGGTGCTGTTTTTGCCAAACAATGATGCCGGCTCTGGATTCATCGCTGAGATGATGGAAAAAGCCAAGACGAGGGATAAAGAGAAAAAGACGAGAGTTTTCTCTAATATAGGAAGAAGCCTTTTTGTGCGGATGGTTCAGCGTGCTCCGTACATTATCGGCAACAGTTCCTCCGGCATTATCGAGGCCCCCTCGTTACGTACTGCAACTATCAATGTTGGCTCTAGGCAGGATGGTAGGATGCGTGCCAAGAGTGTAATCGACTGTGAAGGTACAGTCGAGGACATCAAAGAAGCAATCAAGCAAATCGACAAAATCGACTGGAGCAAGGTGAAAAATCCTTATGAAAAGCCGGACACGGCAAAGAGAATCGCGGAGGAAATCATCGCTTTCGTGGAGTGAAATTTGGTATGAGTACGAGGGCGGTGAAAGAGAGTATGCCGGTAGAATAGCAATCACCCCTGACCGGCGGTTGGTTATTATAGAAACGGGCGAAGGAGTTGCGGCTGAGCCGCGATAGCGGGGATTCCTTCATCCTGTTTCCTTTCTGGCTCTGGAGGTACTCGGAGGGGGCCTCCAGAGCTTTCAAAGGAAAATGCAATGGCGACATTACGGTTGACATTTGGCGACCTGTACAACGAAGTGGCGAAGTTTCTTGGAACCTATGGTAGTTCCGGACCTTCCGGGGCGAACCTGACCGAGGCCAAAGACATCGTGCATTCAGCATACAGGCGATTTCTTTCGGCTTATGATTGGTCTTTTTTGAAACAATCCGATACGCTGACTACTGTCAGCGGGACGTATGTTTACGAATTGCCGGAAGACTTCGGAGAGATAATCGGGTTATTTCAATTTGCCGCAGACGACGGTTATCCTCCCGTCGATGAAAGGATGCTCGATGACATTATCGAGATGCGTTCGTATTCGGACTATAGCAGCTATCCTGAGTATTTTGCAATACGGGCCGGAAACTATACGCCGGAGACGGGTCAGCAATGGGAAATAGTTTTCTACCCGACGCCGGATGCGGCATATACGCTCAGTTACCTGTATAAGATGTTTCCGACAAAACTGTCGGATGACAACGATATTCCTGTAGGGACGCCCGACTGTGTCGAGGCTTTGAAGGCCCTTTGTCTGGCCGAGGCCGAATCGAGAAAAGATGAATTATTGGAGGTGCAAGAAAACAAGGCAAGGATAATTTTGGCGGATGCGATCCGCAGAGATGCGAAGCGTAACGTGAAACATCTCGGTTACAATCCGGACGGTTTGAGCTTTAGTGCCTGGGAGATTGCACGAGGCTCATACAGAATAAAGAATGTAGTTTACAATACTTAAAAGGAGAGTCTAATGAGTCGTGGAAACATTTTGTGGGAGATGGCTCAGAACGTTGCGAAGGCATTGACTTCGACTGAGGTTTGGCCCCTCTTCGAGATAGAGGGTAAGGGCCACGCACTCGGTTTGTCAGTGATGACGGCGCCGGAGAGCATTCTGACAGCGGTTACAAATGGTTTCATTACAGCATTCGCGCCTGGAGCCATTGTAATAAACCTTAATGCGGCGGGCACTACTTCGACGTATGTGGTATTCAACGCTGGAACCGCAGCGGCCCCGTCGTGGACGCCGCTTATTAGCTAAAGGAGGTTGAAATGGCTGATGAATTGATACGGAGGAACGCTGATCTCAACCGAACCTCCGCCGGAGGAGGTGTGCTCGCAGTTGCGGTGGGAACAACTGCTGCATTTATTTCATCACAACAGTGCAGGTCTTGCCTTATCAAAGCAGGATCGCTGGCGACCACGTATATCGAGTTGGATGGGACAGACGCAACGGCTACCTGCGCCAGGTTGGACGAGACTTACGTTCCCCTGCCTGTTGCCAACCTCAGCGTGATAAGCCTATATGCAACTGCTGCAAACACGGTTTTTGTAATATGGAGGGATTAAAATGTCCCTCATAGCAGCGAACCTGTCGGCTAATTATACGGGCGCTTGGTCGGCTTATGAAGATGATACCTACGGGCAAGTTTTTGAGGTTCCTTCCGGCACAAAGAAAACTTTGACGAGCGTCGATATTTATGGTTATTTTTTATCGGCGCCTGCGCCGCCTATGGTACTTGCAGTATTTTCTGTTGCTGGCGCAACGGAGATGCCGGTATCAAGTGCTCTGGCCGTTGTTAGCAGGTCTACTACTGGCCTTGGAACCACTCTTCAATGGATAGGTTTTGATTTTTCCGGGAAGAGTGTAGAACTTACAGCAGGCGAACATTATGCTTTTGTGTGTTATGTTACTGCCATAACAGGAGTAGCGCCTTTTAAGATTGGATATGATACCACTGGTATTTATTCCGGTGGTATAAATTTCAGGGACACCAGTACGCCATTGCCCCCAGGAACAGCAAATACTACTTGGACGGCCCTTGCAGGAGATGATTTGATTTTTAGGATATATGGTAAGGAGGTTTCACAAAGCAAAAAGAGTGGTAATAGAATAATGACATTTGCAAGAAATTGGGGCTGGTAAATGGCAAATATAGAATTTCAATTTCCTGTTCTTGGTCTGAACAAGGGGGAGGCGTTTGACAAACAACCTAAGATGACCTCCGATTATTTGAACAATGTTCGGCCTTACGATGTTCTTGAAAACCGCCGACGTGGTGGACAAAGGCCGGGGCTCGAAAAGATGTTTAGTGAACAGGTGTCGGGAATGGCTGTTCCTGTAGTTGCCATAGAACAAATTGCGGTGTTAAGTTAAGATGGCTTCCCTTTATGAATCGTACATATCGAGCAATCTTGGCTCTCAAGCCGAGAGTTCGGAATATGTCTGCCAGGGTATTTACCCCCGCAAAACCTTTGCCCTGACCAGCGTCGAATTTTTTATGGGCTGGGCCGAATCGGGCACTGGTCCTATTGCCGGACGTTCTGTCGATGTTTATGTAGTTACACCTCTTGTATCGGACTGGTTTGTCAGTTGGACACAATGGGTCCCTACGCTAAACTGCACCGATGTACCTGGGGGCGCGGTAGCCTCTGTTTCCTTCAGTGCGGATGGAATAACGACTGTACCTGCCTGGACAGGCGCAGTGTTCTCCAGCCCAGCAGTTTTGAATTCTGGGGTTTTGTATGGTTTGATTATAGGCGAGCCTTCAAATACCAGCTATGGTTTGATGTTGGGTTATGCTAATGCGTATAATCCCATTAACACAACAGCACACTATTTTTATACCTCAGATGCAGCCGCAACGACTCCTCAGTGGCAATCAGCTACTAATGCCTACGGAATGCTGAGTTATCGTGCTTATGGAATCGCCGGTATTCCTCCGGCTACTGGAACCGGAGCATATCCTGGTGGTAAGGTCAGAACTAACAAACTTGTCGCTGTGGGGGGAGACAGAGTTTATTTTGAAATGGGGGCCGGTAGTCTTGCGGAAATTACAGCGGCAAGAGATGATATAGATGTTTCAGTTTCCCTTGATTTGGTTCCAGCATACGAAAAGGTCTTCGTGGTTAATGGCCTTAATATGAAAGTAATAGATACCGGTAATTCCAGGCTTGCTGCTTCCGATATTGGAAGCCATCCGCCGGACTTTAACACTATCCTGACTGGCGGGACTTCATCGGCCCAGATGTTGGTGGACTACATTACAGACGATACTCCGAACAACAGCGCTTTTATTTATGGTAAAGTCATAACTACGGTTGATTTCTCTGATGGTGAAACAGTTACGGGAACCGATGATGATGGCAATGCCATCTCTTTTACGGCAGTCTCGGCTCTTGCACAAAGTTCTGTTCCTCTCTGGTATGACTGGACCGTTTGGGGAGGAGACTCAGCCTACGGCACGCTGCCTGAGCAGCCAACAATAGGCTGTCTATACAGGGGGCGGATAGTTTTGGCAGGCAAGGCTTATGACTCGCATCAATGGGAGATGAGCAGGCAAGGAAATCCCTGGGATTGGAATTATGTTGCTAATGATGCCCAGGCGCCGATTGCTGGCAATAATGCAGATGTAGGCAAAGTCGGGGAACCTATCATAGCACTCATTCCGCGCAAAGATGATTATCTCATTTTCGGGTGTACAAACAGTTTGTGGGTGTTGCGGGGGGACCCAGCCGAAGGCGGTTCACTTGACCCGATAACGCTGACTACCGGAATGTTTGGTCCGAAGTCCTGGTGTTGGGATGCGGAGGATAATCTCTACTTTTGGGGAAGCGGAGGTATTTACCTCTTACCTACACAGGGCGGCACTATCGGCCAAGTAGTGAACTTGACCGCACAGATCGTGCCAGACATAATTGGCGATGAGAAAATTGATCCATCGACCCATCGGGTAACGATGGGATATGACCGCCGCAGGCACGGCATTCTGATTTCGATTACACGTATTACGTCAGGGGCAAACTCTAATTACTGGCTGGACCTAAGGACCAAGGGACTGTTTCCTGAAAGTTACCCGACAAATGCTGCTGTTGAGTCTATGTGCTTCTATAATGCTGACGATGATGATTACAGACATTTGTTATTGGGTTGTAAAGACGGCTATATTAGATATTTTGATGATAATGCCAAAGTTGATGATAACGGTGATACAGATGCAGCAATTAGCGCTTATTGCGTGTTTGGTCCTTATGCGTTGAACGAAGATCCAGACAACGAAGGCAAGTTAATTTCATCGACAATAGTTGTGGCTGGCGGAGCGTCCGGCGGAGCACACGGCGACGCCGACGGAGTCGCCTTGGAATACTTTGTAGGCGATGACGCCGAGACTGTTATTGAGGATATTAAGGACGGGGCAACAGCATTCTTGTCTGTTGCTGTAACAGGAACAGGACGAAAGACGAAATTGAGGACAAAGGTAAGAGGAAATTTTTGTGCAATCAAGTGTAGTACCATAGCGTCAAGCCAAACCTGGTCAATAGAAAAATTCGTTGGTCAGGTTAAGCCGACACGAGGGGAGACGGAATAATGGCATACGAAATGTATCGAGATATATTGAACCAAATGATGGCCTCGATAACTGGCGCTCAGGCCCAGGAGCAGGCCAGGTACGCTGGAGGTATCACGCCTTATCGAGAAATAGTGAACATATACCAACCTGGAGGCGCCTTTGAACAAGCAGCCAGGCAAGAGGCTTACAGGGGCTTCGCTCGATACCTGAACCCCCAGCAGGCGGGATTGTTCAGGATGCGGAATGTCAGCACCCTCAAGCCTGCGATGGCAGCCTCTATAGGTCCTCAGATACAATTAGCACGAACGCAAGGACTTGCCGCCGCCTTAGGCGGCCTCGGCGCGGCCACGCAGAGGTATCCGCTAATGCCGAACTTCGGGGCAATTGCCTCGTTGGTTGGGGCTGGTCTCCAGTCTGATGCTGCGATGTACGGATACTTGCGAAGGTATCCGCCGCAAAGCACCGGTTTTATGGAAGGCTACGGAAATTTTAATCAGCCCCCAGCCGCCGGTAGTGGCGCTGGGGGCGGTTATGGGGGTGGCGGAACAGCAGCCGGTGGAACTACAGGCAGTGGTTATGAGACTGCTGCGCCCTCTACTGGTCGTACTGGTGGCGGTTCTCGGTATCGTGATATGGGGCAGTACTACCTTGAACAAGCCAGAAGGGTGGCTGAATCAATGGCTAAAGGCCAAATTCCTGAAGTTCCCGCTGGTTCTCGTGGATGGGATTTGTATAGAAAATACCTGAAATTGGCCGCTGAAGCCGGTGCAAAAGCTGGAGACATTCAGAAACGAATGGCCGAGGACTGGCTTGCTACTCCTGGTCCGACTTCAGTAGAGCCGAAGAAACAACGCTATCAAGGGCCAGCTACTTCGCCCAGGCAGACTTACTATGGGACTCCATATACAGGAATGTATGTATAATGGCATTGTCCAAACTTCCAAGTGATGTTGATCCTGTAGGCATTCGCCAGGCCATTCAACGGCTGAACAAGAAGCTGGATGCTAATGCCACGCCTACTTGGTCTGCTATTTCCGTTACTGGCGCTGTATCCTTTTCCTCGGCGGATGCTTCTGGCGGGATTGCTGCCTCCAGTACGGTCTGGGCGGCTGACCTCTCACTGACGGCTCCGTCGGATGTGTACAATCTTGATCACGACTCATTCAGCGGTTTTGTCGCCAATGAGCATATTGACCATACTTCCGTAAGCATTCTCGGCGCCGGCCTGCTTACCGGTCAGGGCGGGGATATTACTGCTACCCGTACCTTTACACTCAATAATTCCGACATAGACCACAATGCCCTGACGAATACGCACCAGGCCGTAACTACTACAGCAACCCCGACCTTCGCCGACTTGATTTTGTCGGATATGCAACTTGGTATACCGGCGTATCCTTCTATTCACGATTTCCTCTCTACTACAGTCTCTGTAGGCCAGACCAGCGGCGGGACGGTTTCAGATAATGGTGATGGAACAGTGTCCGTAGCCTCAGGGACTGGCTATATCAAAAAGACTGATAATTCGACCGGCGAGCTTGTAACTTTCAATTGGGCCGCCAATACAGCCGTACCTCTTGTCGATAATTCGGTAAATTATGTCCTTATCCAGTATAATTCAGGAAGTCCGCTTGTAACAAGTACTGACGACTTTAGTGTTATAAACTTTCATACCGAATTTGTCGTTGGACTTGTTTATCGCGAGGGAACAGATGTAAAGGTTCTTCAGGCCGGAAATAGGCTACCGGACGCTCAAATTCGGCTTTGTACTCAGAAGTTTCTTCGAGGAATAGAACATATATCCGGCGGGGCGATCGGTGAAAAGGCGACACGATATGTAACCTCGACAGCGGGCATTTTCTATCTCGGCGATACTCGAATAGATACTCCTGTATTCGATAGTTCTACCGAGAATTTCGAGCACTATTATTACAGGGACGGTGCAGGTGGTTGGAACGACGCAACCGCTACGGGCCAAATAGACAATGTATATTATGATAATGGCTCTGGCACATTAGCCGAGTTAACTCCGAACAGGTATGGCGTGCATTGGGTGTATATTAGCTTCGAGGGCAAGTTGAGTATCCTCTACGGACAAGGCGATTACAAGTACAACGAGGCTGTGCTTGCTCAACCGCCTGCCTCGATACCCGACTACCTGGATGCGTTCGCAATCCTGGCCGCTAAAATCGTCATTCAAAAAAATACAGACGCATTTTCCATAATCGAGAGCGCCTTTGTTACAGTATTTGTGCCGGAAACCACGCTTGACCATAACGATCTGGCAAGCCTACAGGGTGGTACTGCAGGCGAGTATTATCACCTGACCTCTGCCGAGCATTCCGAGCTTACCAACTGGGCCGGCGCCGTGGCCCTTGCATCTACCGGAGACGTTGCTCTCGGCTCTGCCAGTATTTCGGCCAATGATTTGACCTTGGCAAGCAGCCTCGATATAGGAACATTAGCGGCTACTGCCGCCCGTGTGGTTATTCTTACTTCCGGCGGTTATGGCGGAATTCACGTCGGCAATGATGCCAACCGGTTTACCAACCAGGCTGAAATAGAGGTACGCACAACCGGCATAGCTACACACAAGCAGATAGTAACCGGCGCTGGAGACCCACACGGTGGCTGTGAGATTGGCGTCGAGGGATACCAAGGTTATCTGCTTTTAAGAGATGGTGGAAGTTCTACCAGATTAAAATTAAGCGCATCCGGTGATAGTTATCTTAACGGCGGCAAAGTTGGTATTGGTATAACTGGCCCTAAGGCCGACCTACACAGTAGCGGAACTACAATACTCGGTTGTAGTAGCGGTGCAATAGCTGATGCAGACCTTGGTAATGGCCAGGTAAACATTTGGGTTGATGAGACCAACAATACTCTTACGTTTAAGGTCAAGTATAGCGATGGCACAATAAAATCTGGAACCATTGCATTGACATAAAAGATAGAGCATATAAAAATGGTAAGATACCCTACAATAACAGCCCGTCCTGGAGATGTCCAGGCGGGACAGTTACTCAAGCAAATAGCCGAGGACCCTTCTATATCGGGTTATGTTCGGGACCTTGCAACTGGACGAACATTGTTTGCGCCGGCTGCCAGTTTGATGCAGCAGCCTACCATACAGCCCGAAGATGAATTCCAATGGCAGCGCAGAAGAGACTTCAAGCTCCTTGAACAGAAGTTCGAGAGCCAATATGAAAAACTGCGCAGCAACTATGCTTTGGAGGACCTTGAGCTTGTCAATGCGGCCAAAGAAGACCCTGACCGCAAGGACTTCTACAACAGATTGCGAGATGTGACCCTGGAAAGGTTCAGACAGAAGCAGGCCGATTTGGCCGCCCAGACCGAACAGGCCAGGCAGGAGCTTTTTGCGAAGTATCAGGACATCGAGCGTCAACTGTCCTTGGTTGATGAGGCCGAAGATAAGGCCACACCCGATCAAATCTATCAATTGAAAATGAACATCTTGGGCAGAAGAACCCCTGCCATAAAACCTGATCCGCAAGAAATCCTCGAAGATACACAGGAAAAGCTCGATTATATTCAACGGCTGACTGACTCCGGCGCAGACCCGACCTTGATTGCTAATGTTGCCAGAAGGCTTGGCGTCGCCATACCAGACCCGTTGCAGGCACAGCTACAGCAGAAGATGGCTGACATCCTTTCCGGCAAGAAGACGCAGGCTGAAACACCTCCTGAGACCCAGCCCCAGGTAACGGGCATTTCACCGGAGCAAGGCCAAATTCCGGCGACTACTCTGCCCCCTCACCCTGGAAGCGGTATCACTGGATGGTTGAAGGAATTTAATAGACAGTATAAACCGCCCGAAGCCTGGGGTTTCATCGAGAGAGGTGATGTAATCCCTAAACCGAAACCTGTAACTCTGAAGGGTGCGCCTGAGCCGCCTGATGTGTGGGGCTTCGTTAAAAGAGGTGATATAGTCCCCAAACCAAAGGCTCCAGGGGAATTGCTCAGAAAAAGGCATCAAGAGCTTTATAACCTGCTTTTGACTAATTATCCTCAACTCGAACCTTACTGGTCCAAGCTCGACGAACAAGACAAGGCTGAAGTTTACATAGCTATACAAGAAGGGCGTAGAAGCGCCGATGAAATCGTCGCTATCTTAGAGCAGACTTATGGGCAAAATCGCTAAAACCTTAGAGGCCGAACGCAAACTACACGAGGCCGGCAGAATTCTCGATGGGGTTCCTGAGGCCGAGCGAACCTTCTTCGAGAAGTTGAGCGAAAGCTACCGGCGCGGCGAGGCCGGTGTGCTTGCCGATGTAGCCCTTTTCGAGGCGATGTTTCTCGGTGAAGGAGACCCGCAAGAAATCCTGCGTATCAAAAGAGACCTGGAGCGACGTGAGCGAGTCGATCCCATCGACGGGAATTTCGTTGCAAGGATGGCCTATGGTGCTGCCCGAATAATCCCATCCTGGATAGAGGCTACCAAGAAATCTGTGCCATTCGTTTTGAGCCACGCGGCAGCCGGTGCGGTTACTGCAAGTGTTCTCGGCCAGGCAGGGCCGCAGGCTGCTACACCTGAGGAAATAATAACAGTTCCCGCCGCTGCAATATATGGGGCCGGATTCGGGTATAAGTTGGGCGCAGGCTTTTTCTGGTACAGACAAGGGGCCGGCGCGATGCTGGCTGAGATGATGAAGCGCGGCTATGATCCGCGCATTTCCAAGACCATTTCGGCGGCGGCGGCGGTTCCCTATGCTGCCATCGAGTTCTTACAACTGAAAGGTGTAACGCCAGCCGTGCGTAAAGGGCTTTCGAAAGTAGCGCACAAGACCCTTGCCCGTGCTTTGGCGAATGCTGCAAAGAAATACGGCAAGACCCTTACGGCAGAGGCGCTCGAAGAGGTGGCCCAGGAGGTTGTTCAGGTAGGCGCGGAGGACATCGCAGGCTATCTGAGCAAGAAAGGTGTCCAGGTCGATAAGGGGTATTTTTATGACAGAACGAAGCGGCTCTGGAATACTTTTAAGGGTTCTCTTCAGGCGATGGCATTGTTGCCTGTGCCTAAGGCTGGTATCGAGTTCGCCCTGGACTATCGGCTGAATGTTCAGGGCCTTGAGCGCAAGCAAGCCCTTATCGAAGATACAGAAAAGCCTATCCCTGAAACAACGGGCGATCCGGTTAAGGATAAGTTTATTCATATCATCGACGAGGCGGCAAAGTCTCTTGAAGACCAGACTGCCGAACGCAAAAAGGAAAAGGCCAACCGCTTCGGCGAGATGGGTACGCAACTGACTGAAAACAAGGGACGAGTTGCCTTCTTCCGGGCCTTGCGAGCACTTAAGGGGGAGTATGCCAAGCATCATATCGAACCCCTTTCGACTCGTGGATTCACGATGGAAGAACTCGAAAACCTCGCTGAGCAAATACGGGTCTTTCCTAAATTCGATGAATTCGAGTCGATACGATTATGGCAGGCAATCGAAAAACTTTATCAGGACGGCAAGACCCCTAAGCCGTCCGATCTGCGATTATTTGAAAGGTTCTTCGGCGTCGAGACCGCCAGGGCCTTGGCCAAATTTCAGACTAAACGTCAGAAGTTTGGCAGTTGGTTCATCAACCTGATTGGTACACCAAAATCATTACAAGCCTCCTTCGACTTGTCCCTGAGCTTCCGACAAGCTGCTCTACTCTTTTTCACAGAACCGAAACTGGCCTTCAAAGGTCTTGCCAAATCCTACAAATTTCTTGCCAGTCAGCAGGCCGTTGACCAGATGGACACCTTTCTGCGGACCCGTGAAACTTATGAGCAGTCGAGAGCTGATGGCCTGGTGTACCGTGAAACCGCCGAGTTTGCTACACAGGCCGAACGCGCCGAAATGTACCCGTCGGCATACGCAAGCCAATTGCCTGGAGTCAAACAATCCGAACGTGCCTTTGTAATGGAAGGCAATTACCTGCGATCTATGTTTTACGATATGTGGCTGGAGCGCTGGCAGAGACGCGGACTGAAAATCACATCTCGAATGAGGCGGGACCTTGCACACGTCGCCAATATCCTGACTGGTGAAGGGGACGTTCGTTGGCTGAGTAAACACGCCACGACAATGAGCATACTATTTTTCTCGCCTCGTTTTCTTACTTCCCGCGCTCAGATAATACACGCCGCTCTCAGCCCTGGCCGTCTCAGTGCTCCTGCACGGAAGATAATAGCACATCACTTGGTTTCCTATGTTGGTGGAACTCTTAGTCTTATCGGCCTGTTGGGTTTAGCCTACCCGAAGGCACGTGTAGAAAAAGACCCGCGTTCTGCTGATTTTATGAAGGTCAGGATAGGGAACACCCGCATCGACTTTTGGGCTGGCTATCAGCCGATGTTGAGATACCTTGTTCAGTTTATGTTAGGCCAAGCCAAAACAAGGGCTGGTAGAATCGTTCCCCGACGCAGGGGTCTTACAATACGAAGGTTTCTCCAGTCGAAACTCGCGCCGATAACAGGCTTACTCGCCGACGTTATGGCCGGGGAGACTTTTTACGGCGAGGCAATGAGTATGGAGACCAAGAGTATTGCCAATCAGTTTTACCAGAGGCTGATGCCGTTCTTCGTCCAGGACGTAATCGACGCAATGCGATACCAGGGTTATACGACCGGCCTTTTTGCAATGCCTCTGGCATTTCACGGCGTCGGAGTACAGAGCTATCCCCTCTACCCTGCGGCCAAGACTGCGATAACCAAGGATCGTATCGCCAGGGAAGTTTTAGGAACGGACTGGAATGCCCTCGGCCCAGATGTACAGAAAATGCTTCGGTTGGAATTTCCCATTATCGGCCAACTCGAACGAGAAGCAACAGCGACCAGGGAGAGTTTTGAGATGATTGCGCGGGCTAAAAAAGAACAGCGCGCAGCCGGCATTGAAATCGTCAAAACTTTACCGATGGATGTACAGGATGAGATGGAAAAACTCGCTGTAACGGTTGGCGGCTTGTCCCGCCAGGTGGCTGGCAACTGGACACTTAATGATGCCAGATATGCTGAGTATAAGACCAAAACCAGAAAACTTCTTCAAAAGGTTCTGCCGGAAATCATCCGCAAACGAGGGTGGACAAATCTATCGCCGATAGATCGACAGACGATTTTGGAGACAGTAATCTATCAGGCCAAACAAGCTGTGCGCCAGGATATTATTTCTAAAGCAAAAGTTGAGGACCTTCGAAAAATTGAACTATGGACGACCACGAAAAAATCTACAAAGCCTTCTGCCGAGACCGCTTCGAAGAAATCTTAACCGAAATACGGGAACTGCGAGATCGGCTTTTCGTCGATAATGGAGGTGAATCCATCCAATCACGTCTGAACCGGCACGAGAAGTATATCAAAATCTGGAACTGGTTTCTTGTAATAATGGGCGGGGCGATAATTTTGGGGATGGTTTCCAGGTTCTTTGAATAAAAATGGCCGGAGGGAAAGGAGCAAAACCTCCGGCCTGAGCCGATAACGAACGTGGAGGAGGTAAGCGTAGAAAAAGAAGTGGCTCCTTTACTTGGCTTGTCCATACCGCCTTGCCAACCCAACTTCGACCGGCAGCGGTACTACTATTCTATATGCATTCTGCATAGTACTCTTCATTAATTTGGCAAACCTTTCGGCAAATTCGTCCTTAACCTCAACGACAATCTCGTCGTGAACCAACATCACAATCGACGCATCAGCGTCCCATTCCTCGTTAAACATCCGACATAGCCGCCTTACTTTTGTTGCGGCAACCTTGGTTATATCCGCCGCTAAGCCTTGAACCAGGAAATTATATGCCTGCCTGAAGGCCCTTCTGGTGATAGGTTGGTCGAACCTACGTTTGCGGCCTGACTTGTTCGTTACCATCAACCGATCTTCCAGGGTATTCCTTACTTCCGCCATCGAGGTTTTGGCGCCAGGAAAAATGGAGAAAAAACCATCGACCAAACGCCGGGCCTGCTCCAGAGGAATTTGCAGGTTCTTGGCGATCCCCGCCGGTGTCGAGCCGTAGATAATCGGAAAATTCGCACCATTCTTGGCAAGGAAACGCTGACGCGAAAAGGTTTCCTTTGCTTTCTCGTGGGCTTTTGTGCCCTCGACTAAGGCTTCTTTGTCGAGGTTGAGGTTGAAAATCTTGTTGGCCGTGTATAGATGCAGGTCATATTTGTTCCGAAAAGCATTTATCAATTCCTTGCACCTGGAGACCTCGGCGAGGACCCGCATCTCCTGGCCGGAGAAATCTCCGACAACAAGCAACTTGCCAGGCGGGGCGACAAAGATGTTCCGATATTCTCCATCTGCCGGCAACTGCTGAAGGTTTGGTGAGCGGCAACTAAGCCTGCCGGTAACCGTTCCAGTGGGCACATACTCCGCCCTAACCCTACCATCTGAATCGAGGAACTTTTCGGTGGGAACCAGAAAAGTGGTGTATAGTTTGACAATCTTACCGTATTCCTTGAGCTTATCAACAAACGGGTGATCTAACAAGTTGAGTGCGTGCTTCGATGTACTCGGCTGACCCTTTTCCGTCTTTAACTTCAACTCCAGACCCAGGTCATTCCGCAGGAACGAAGCAAGCTGTTTACTGCTGTTGAAATTGACCGTAGAAACAAGCTCTAAAGCCTCTGTAAGGGCGGCCGAATCTGACTCGATGGGTACTTTGATACCCCTCGCCTTAAGTTTGGCCGCTACAGGCAGTCTTGCGGTTTCATATAGACTTTTCTCCATCTTCAGGAGCCTTGCCTTGGTTTGAAAACGCATCTTGGAGAGTGTTTCCGCATCAACCTGAACCCCCTTTATGGCAAGGTCCCGAAGAACATACTGGAAGGGCATTTCTATCCGTCTGAAAAGATTGTTGTAGAGGGATTGCTTACGGAGTTTCGGCAGAAGTTTGCGGTATAATCTCCAGGTCAATTCCGCATCTCGAATACCATATTCCCAAAACTCGCGATCGAGGTAACCGTATTTTTCACTGATATGCTGAAAATTCGGCAGGTTTTTTTCGCCAAGCAGGGGATCGGCGAGGTTCTTGAGTCTGTACGATGGGCGGTTTTCATCGAGCAAAAAAGCGGCCATCCTTGTACAGAAGACGGGGGGTTCGGCACGCAGCCCCATTTTATAAAGCACCTTCAGGTCAAAGGGGGCGTGATGCAGTATCAACAATTGTGCCTTTTTGGACAGGAAATTCATAAGCAATTTGACAAGCGATGGAGCCTGCTCATTTTCCCATAGGTTCGCATAACAACTCTGGCCTTCATATGCAAGGCTGAAACCAACCGGCTCCAATTTGACATAGGACAGGCCGGTCGTTTCCGTATCGAGGGCAATAACCCCAGGGGCCTCGTCCAGCCATCGGCATAATTGCTCCGGCGTAGAAGCATAAAGTCTCATATCATATACTGGTCTTGCCCTCTTTGACGTACTTCCTGAGCCGCAGATAATTCTGCTCCAACTGCAAAACATCCTTTCTATTGTGCTCCAGGATATAATCGAGGGCAGCCTTACGTTGCTTGACTGTTCCGAATTGTACTTCGACCCAAAGTTTTGGGTGTATCCTACTTTTGATATTCTTGTGTAGTATCGTTTCGGAAATAGAACCTTGCCGGTTGCTGTGAAGTTTCAACTTCTTCTTGGCGATCCGCCAAACGTCGGTATGGTAAATCTCTCCGTAACCTGGGAATTCAAGGCCCCAGTATTCGGCACGAGTACGCAGCCAGGGTAGGTCAAAGTAAGTACTATACTGCCCGCAGAGGCGGTTGTATTTTTTCATTTGCTCGATACAAGTTGCTACAATTCTCTTGTCGTAGGTCCCTTCCCGCAAGTCGGCCTCTTTTAGTACATCGAAGAAGATTTCCTTTTCCCCTACAGTTTTGATGGCCCAACTCAGGATTATACCAAAGTCGGCGTGTATGTTCGAGGTCTCGATGTCCAGCGCCCCTACCGTCTCTGTAATGCCGAGGGCTTCCCTGGCACAGCGAGGATGCGAAAATGCAGAATGTCTGTGTTTACAACGGAAACGGACAATTCTTTCAAGGTCTTCCTTGGTCGTGGTACGAACATTTACACCAAGCCGCCGGAAAAGTTCCCCGTATTTTTCAAGTATTTCTTTTTTTAGCATTCAACCCCCAGAATTCCTCAAAATCCCTGATAGCAATAAACACCGGTTTGCCTTGTTTCAGGGCATATTCTATCTCGTGGGCCATTCCTTCGCTGATGTCGGTTCCGAAGGCGATAAGGCCGCAACATTTGTCGATGATGGCACAGTCTGCCTCTAAAATGTCTTCCTCGCCAATTAACCCCTTTCGATATAAAATGCTAATCACCTCATCGTGCTCAGCCGGACAATAAATGTTAAGACCGCATTCCCATTCAAGTTTAGTGGCAAAGATAGATGCAGCAATGCGATTTTTTTGCATATCCTCTTCGGTGGCCTTATCACCCTTTGCCCCTCGGATGGGATGAGAAAGGTAAAATCTTGGCTCATTCTGATCTGTGTCTGATGTCTCTGTCATCGAATCTCCCATAGTACTGTTCCTTTCTATTGGCAAAGTACACCAAAAAGGCCGCATTGCAAAGTACGTGTTTCAACGTGTGCATCCCGCTTTCGGGGTCTAATTCCTGGCCCTGCCGCCAGGCCAATAAATGTCGGAGCAAGGGGCCGACCACTTCCTTTTCCAGGTACAGCCCCTTTTTCCAGTTGTGGTCTCCATACTTCTTCGCTCCGAACGTAAGCACCTCGGCGAGACCTTCTATCACACAAGGCGGAACCAGGTCCACACGCAACTTCTTGTCGCTTTCTCGGCTCCCTTTGTCCATTTTACTTGCCACGGATTTCATTGACAGCAGACCTCGCATCATCATCCTTGGATAGTTTGACATCGAGATATTCCCTGATAACATCCCAGGTTTCCGGCTCATTGATCTTGATATAGTCGATGAAATCAGAAAGAACCTTTGCACCGGCACGCATCTTCTGGGTCGTGTTCTCAACAGCAGTAATCTTCTTCTTGTCCTTCCGCCAAACGGCCAGAGCACCGGCCAGCAGGCCGGCGATGGGGCCTGCATAAGGAACAATCGGAGCCAAAGCTCCGCTAAGTGTGGCTCCGGCCTCAAGGGTTTCCTCGACTTGCTCGTGAACAACTGGACTGATGCGGTAGTATTTCTTGCCTTCGGGTGTCTGTACCGACTGGCATCCGCCCCAACTTATAATGTTCAGTGCAATAGCGAGGCCGATAAATATAATCAACCACGCCTTCCAGCCTATTTCAACATCACTCCAAAGTTTTCTCAATAATCTAAACATTTTTCGTCTCCTTCAAACTATTTACCAATGCTACAAAATCAGACAGCCAGCACACGCAGTAGTCATCCTTGCTATTCTTCTGGTGCAATACTACCAATGGAACCTTCGCTTCCTTAGTTGCCTTTATCATCGTATCATCGAGCAAATCCTTGAACCACTTGGGCAGCTTTTTGCGACACTTGATTTCGACATAAAGCCGCTCGTGAAGCGTATCCGAAGACGTGTGCTGGCTGCTCGAACCACTCAACGGCGTTCTGCGAGTCCCTAAAAGACTTGCGATTTTACGTTCTCGCTTTTTCCAGTATTTGTCCATACCTTGGCCTTATCTAAAACACCCAGCAGGGCTGTCCTGCTTAGGCCGGCCTTGACCCACTCGGCAAGATCGTTTATACCATCCGGCGGAATAACAAGCAAGCTGCTTCTGCCCAATTCCAGTAATTTTTTCTGCAATCGCTCGGCCCCTAAAATACCTGGGTTGTCATTATCTGCAATAATGACCGGATAAACGGCCCTAATAACATCCATACTTGCAAGTTCGTTGATACCACCAGAACAGTTGTATCGCCCAATGGAAGCAAAACCCAAATGTTCGTATGCGGCAATGGCATCGGAAACCCCCTCACAAATCAACAGATAGGGGCTTTGCGAGAGGTAAATCACGCTTCTGTAAGTAACGCGATCGAAGGCTCCGGAGATCGGCAAAAACAGGCCAGTTCTACTGCCTCGAACAATCATTTTTTTGCCATCGGGAAATCTGCGTTGTATGCCGATGATTTCCTGGTTAGCATCGTACATCGGGTATGTTATTGCTTCCCCATCCCAACCCTTACCGAAAACGAATTCACCTAAAGACGGCTTCACCGCATTGCTTTGATAAAGTCGCTGCGTAGCAATCCAGTTGATCGGGTACACTTTTTCCTTCAAAACCATTCTTTGCGGTATCCTTTTAATCTTAACAGACTTGGGAATTTCGTGCAAATAGCAAACATTTCCGTCTCGGAAAGGAATTCGTCGTTGTGCACCTTGTTCTATTCGCATACAAAAAGCCTTGTGGCCGGACAGGTCCCGCAAACACCAGTCCGGTTTACCACATACCGGACAAGGGTAATCTCCAGATACCCTGACAAGCGTGTTCAAAGCCATTTATTCTTCCCTTTCGATAAACTTCAGATACCGGCCCAAAAACAAGGCGTCGATAGTGCCGGCAGGCCCGTGCCTGTTCTTGGCGATAATTATCTCGACATCTACGCCTTCTTGCTGGTCCAGGGACTGTTCGGCATATTCCGGCCTGTAAATCATCAGGACTTTGTCCGCATCCTGCTCTATTGCACCGCTTTCCCGCAAATCGTCAAGACGAGGTCTATCGCTGCTGCGATACTTGGATGCCCTGTTCAACTGCGAGGCCACAACGAATGGGATGTTGTAAGCACGAGCGAGGCCCTTGAGTTCACGGGATATGTCGGCGACCTCTTGCTGCCTGCTCTCTGTCCTGATCGCGGCCATCAACTGCAGGTAATCCACGCAGACACAGCCAATGGGGTACAAGTCTCGCAAGGCTTCGAGCCTATCGTGTAGGCTTTGTATCGTCAGAAATGAACTGTCGTCGATGAGCACTGTCCTGTTGCCCCACTTCTTCTTTGCATCCTCAACGAACTTAGAGTCCTCGGCACACTCGCACAATTCTCTCGTAGAAATCTCTAACATACTCGCAAACATCCTACCAACAAAAACCCTGCTGCTCATCTCCATTGTGAAAATAACCGTTGGCACTTTTTCGCTGGTCTGTAAGGCAATGTTGCCCAACAAGGAACTCTTGCCCGTCCCTGGTCTGCCGGCGACGATTATCAACTCCCCACGACACAAACCGCTGATGGCCCTGTCCAGGGCCGGCAGGCCGGTCGGCAAGCCTTGCTCCCTGGCCCAAAGTCTGTCGAGTTTCGACAGCAGGGCCTTTGCATCTATCAAATTCTCCATTCTTACCAGTTCGTGATGTCGATGTCATCAAGTGGGTTATAATCATCTTCTTCATTCCTGGGCCGGCGAGTCCGGCCTTTTTCTTTGACCACGAAATCTTGCATTCTTACCCTCAACTCGGACTTTGTTCTACCATCTTTGTCAGTCCATCTGTTTTGGCGAAGCGTGCCGGCCAGAAATATGTTCGTACCTTTCCGGCAAGTGTCAGCAAGCCTGTTGGCGGTTTGCCCCCACGCCTCGATTGCAATAAAGTCGGACTGATCCGACCGAAAACGCTGAACGGCAAGAATGCAATTCGCAACACTCGAACCGGCAGCCTCACGGACCCTTATGTCTCCGGCAATATGGCCGGCCAAATAAACTTGATTATGATTCATCTTTTGGCTCCTTTTTCTTAACTATTCCTTCAACCATAAACGCCCACATTCGTCTAACTTAAACCCCAACTTAGACCATACTCCTTTATATCGCTCCAAACATCCGTCTGGGGTAATAGCTAACAACACAGAAGCGCCACGCAAACAACCGTCCGCATCAACGACTTGCAATTCCACATAGCCCTCTTCGGTTTTTGTCAATCTCAGATACGTTGGTCTCTCTACTTTTTCCGACCAGATTTCAAGCCTCATCTTCTTGCTCCTCTTTTGTAATGGCTGATGCAAGAATGTTCTCTACTACAATATCAACACTGGACATCTTGCTCGGCAATCTGCCGAATTGAGAGATTATTTCTTGTTTAAGGGCTTTTAGAGAAATATCTTCTATATCATACATTTCCTTGTACCTACGGACTATTTCCTGCAGAACCTTTTTCTGTTCCTCGGTTTCGCCATCGTCGGACTGTTTGGGTGAGGTCCTTTTGCTTTTCCTGGCCACCGCTGTTGGCGAGGATGAAGCAAAAGCACCGGAAGTAATCCAATCAACAAGGTCAGTGGCCATACTTTTGCATACAGCAAGGTCTTCTGGTCCCTTGCCGGCAACAAGCAGGTCAACGGCACGGTTGAGGGCATTCATCCGTGCGATCTGTAAATCTCTTTCTTCACTCATTTTGCTGGTCTCCTAAAGAATCTTCTAAATCATCTCTATAAGGTCTATACAGATACAAGGGACAATCCGGGGATGTACATAATCGTATTTCCTCTTTTTGCCAGTGCACACATTCAAGACAAAATGCTTTAATTGCTGCTCTGCGGCTTTTGCCTTCCATCGCCTTATCATATATTCCGCGATACTTTTTAGGAATGTCGGTTTTATGAGACATTTTTCTATTCTGTTTTTTCTTCCTTCAACCTTCGTAGCACTATTGTCTTTTCAATCCCTTCTGACAATTTCATTCTAAACGGACCCGCTTGGGAGTGTGCGTAGGGACAATTATCTTGTTCGCACGCGTAACCTACACACGGCCCTAAATCCCACGCTTCCATTAGAATCTTTCCGCAATCGCCAAAACAGTGTGTGTTGATTGCACGTTTTTGTTCCTCGATCAGGGGCGTAACTAAATAAAGTGCATTCGCCATCTTTGCTTTCTTTCACGTTTCCAATCAAGGCCGCCAGGCAGGATTCGAACCTGCTGATGCCTACGTTCCAGCTTATGCCGGATAACACCTCCCATCCGAGCGTCCCCGGTCTGGCATCTTGCCCGTGCGTTTCCCACACGCCGCTGGCGGCCTGCATCAATCCCAATTAGGCCCGCTCGGCCAATCTTCTACAAAAAGAGGTGGGGCGTGTGAAGGAAAACAAGCTCTCTTTACGGACGGTTTGCTGTGGTTTCATATTCGCACTCCTGGTAGCAGGCCACACGGCCTACTACGGTTAATCATACTGTCGCCCCACCTCGACTATACATTCCATTATAGCAGAAGCGCAGGATTTGTCAAGCAAAAACTAAGATTTTTGCGCACCATTCTTCTTTACTCCGCAACTAATCAATAATTGGTTGGCCAGAAACGCCGGCAATTCGGACGGATCAAGGCCCATAGACCGCAAAACAGCCTCTTCGTGTTGTATCCTGGCCGTTTCCTTTTCCAGTGCCGCTTTGCGGCGTGGGTCGATTTCGTTCTCGAACCTGGTTTTGACCTGCTTTTTGCTGCTACGACAAATCGCAGTCGATTGTGTTCTATAAGTTCTGTACATCAGCCTAAAAATCCTCTAAGTTTTTGTTAAAGTACGGACACACCTTGCTTACCATACAGTAATACTCACAACGTACTTTCTCACCTGGCCGCTCCTCGATACACTTATGCTTGGTCTTGTCGAACAGCTTTTCAGCCTCTTCCCTGGTCTCGAAAAGACCGCCGTTGACCGCACGAGTCCCCCGTTTGTTCATAACAGCATAAACGGTCTCTCGTTGCCACTTCTCTTCGTCGGTACATTCCCGCGTCGGATGCAGTTTGTGGTCTTTCCATTGCATATTGATATAGTCGGCCTGTTCCTCGGCAGTCCAGCAGGGAACTTCTAATTGCAAAAACGGTATCGCAGGATAATCGGAACTCTTCTTCGCGTAACCAGCTTTTCTTTTGTCCCAATCCCGTAAAATCAGGTTGATTTTAAGGGCCTTTACATCCCTATTGTAATGCCGGCGGGCCATCCAGGCATAAACATTCAATTGGCGTTCCCATTCTTGCTTGAGGCCCAACAAACCGGCCCATACCGAGGTTACTTTCCAGTCCTCGATGATGAGGCCCTGTTCGCTGACCCGCACAAGGTCCGGCACACCGACGATAGTGTACTCAGTGTTTTCGCCGTCAGTGAACCTCCATTCGAGTTTAGACTCGACGTGTGTATTGGCCGAGGATTTTTCAAGAATCTTGTGCACGCCCCCGCCGAAAATCCGCCAGAAAAAGTCCGAGGCGTCGGCCTCTAAATTGTCCCAATGACGAAGTAGCAGTGTACGGATCAACGGTGGGCCGATTAGCTGCGTAACGCTGAACCTGTCCGGCGTCGGCCTGTATTGGCCGGCTTTTATAGCAGACACTAATTCTTCAGGCAGATTATATTTGTTGGTAATTTTCATTTTACCACTCTTCCCATATGTCCTTCATTTCCCCGACTATCTTCCAGCACTCGGCGGCAACGCTGTCCCGTCCTACGTGGACCTCGCCCCATATGAGTATCTTGGCAAGAGCATAGTCCGAACGTTCGTCCACAATAGGGGCATAAGCATCCTTCGGGGAGAGATATGCATTGAATCCATAGAGACCCAACTCTACCCTCTTCTCGTGTACCTCTTCACCTGCGTCAACCAACCGACCTCTTGGGCAATTGTGGTAAACAAGATACCTGTTCCGAGATGCCTTCTCCAAAACGTGATATGCTCGCCACGCACTTTCCTTAGGAATATGAAAAACAGTGTAGCAACGCCCCTTGCGAACGTGTCTTGGTTTGTCCATTGGATTGTCTTCGTGGCTGAAACCGCTGCCGCCTGGGTTTGGAGTACCATAGCCGCCACCCTCAAACCCTGAGCCAAGCCCGTGTCCGTCTCTGCGGCTATTGCCATAACCATCACCACAGTGTCCTTCTCCAAAGCCGTTGTCATTTCCATATGCTTCACCACAGCCATAGCCACTATCTTGGCCGAAAATCTCTAATTCTTTATGTTTTTTCAGTCCCACGGCTGTTCCCTCCATTTCTTAACAGCCTCATCAGTACAATCCATCACCGCCGTAACACCATCCACCTCAAGGCGGGGTACTATTGGCGAAATCCTCGAACCCTTCTGTGGCCCGATCGAAGCCAAGCCGAGGACTCCGTGCGTCTCTGGGGCATAATACACGGCCATCTGGGCATCCCGCAGGACAACTACATCCTTCTCCTGTTTCTCCAGGATACCGAGAAAAACGCCCCGACGGTCCTTGTCGGTTGTAACGACAACATATCTCTGCTTATACTCAGTCATCTCGGTTTCTCCTTTCTAAAAAACATTATTGACATTTGATTTTACAAATCTTCTCACATTGCTGTCAAGTCTTTTCTAAAGAATTTTCAAAAAATTTCCACCACCAAAAAATCCCGTAAGCCCAGGAAAAGGCCCCGGCAACAAGCCTGTCGGGGCCTTTCGGAGGAGGGGTGATGAAAGGGCCAATAATCCATACCATACCCTAAGTCTTTATGCAAAAACTCGGAAAAGCGTCTTCCACAATCTTTAAGACAAGCTCGGCATCCTCACCGACTACGTCCACTTTGGCGGCATCATACCAGTCCGACAGCCAGAATTCAACATCTTTATTTCGATAGACTCGGAATTCTTCAGACGGCCCGCCGTGCGTCAACTGATACCGAACATAGTCTTCACGTTGATCTGGCCAGGTTCCGGCTTCCACCAACCAAATGCCGGCTCCATACTCGGCCAGACTTCGCCCGTAATCTTCCACAAATTCCAGGGGCAGTTCTTCGCCAGTAGCCTCGGCCACATATAGCCGCCGGATATGAGCCAGCCGCCGGCGGCAAGCTGGCTTTATCCGCTCTTTGCAAGGTTTAATGCTCATTTCTGCTGTTCTCCACAAAACACCACTAAACCTAAACCACATTTTATAAGAGTCTCGGCATTATCTTTCCCATAGGCCACGAGCATTGAGGGCGCCCCGCAACCGCCCTTCGGTGTGTATAGTCCCTTATTGTACTCTGAAGCGTATTTGGCAGGCACAAAGGCCACGCGGCCCCGGATAAAGCAAATAGCATCGGCCTTTGAAACGTAGTCGTGAAACCATTTAGTGTCTGTCCGAGCAAATACCAGAGCAATGCCGTTGCCGTGCTCCACCAGCCGCTTTAGCCATTTTGGCGTATCCGTTCCGTAAGGCGGGTTCAGAAATACTCGACCCATCCACTGCGAAGCCAGTCCGTTTTTACAGACAGTCAAATGGGTTTTGGCGGGTATCCAGGGCACGACGCCCCGACCTGGACTACAAGGATCGAGGTCAAACTGCAACCCTAAAGCCTCGAAGATAGGCCGGGGCGTGTACCATTCCTTCGACTCGTTGTAAGTCGATTCGTGCGTAAAGCCCTTCATTCGTCCTCTACCTTAATAGGCAAATAATCCCTGACCGCAAGCCCTAAAGCCTCGGTCGCATAAAACAACGTCAAAGCCTGGTCAACGTCTTTTAACCTGCCGAGGCAGCTCGTTTCGACCTCGGAAATTTTATCATCGCCGTCCCATTCCTCGACGACGACCCACACATCAAACCGCCGCATTTTTCGCCCTTTCAAAACCACCTGTTGCCATTTGTTATTTATCCTGAAGCCACTCTTCGACCGCTTCCCGTGTCGAAAACTTTTCGTCCAACAATTCACCGATGCCACCATCATCCCGAATCGTATGCAACCGATAATGAGGCTTCTTTACTCCATCCAAAAAATCAGTCCATCCGTTTGTATGCTGCACAAGGTACGTTTGACCTGTTTTCTGGCCATACGCTACTTTATAGCCTATATCGTCAAAAAACGCTTGGTTTTCCACTGAAAACCATTTGGGGTTTAACAGTTTTACTTCGGATAATTTCCACCGTCTTTTTGTTTCCATTTTTTGCCCTTTCAAATTGTCGCCCTATAAAAGCCCACGGCCGGCCATCCCTGACCGGCCGCAGGCCAGGGCAAGTGCTACTTGTAGTCTTCTTCAAAGGCCTTAAGCTGGTCGCCCAGCTCTTGTTTTGCGTACTCGAAGCCATAAAACCCGCCGCAAGAGTCCAACATCTCGACAAATTGCCCATTGTCGTTTCGCTGGATTACCAACGTCCAAACATCGCCGCTTAGGTAGCAATTCCATTCGGCGACAATGCCTTTAGCCCTTTGCAATGCTTCCGCCTCGTCTTTGGCCGTTTTTTTATCAACCAGCACAAAGCCGCAGTGGCAGGTATCCCAGCCGCCCGGATCGAATGAAAACCCGCCCGTTCCTATGGCAAGATGAACTCCACTATGGATATACGATTTGACCGGCATCACGTACCACCGCCAAGAGTCTTTCTCAACTTCGCCGGCCAGGTAGTCCCGCAATTCCTCTTCGGAGCAATACTCGGACTTGAGAAAAAAATCTCGGTGGTAGTGTACGAGAAAGCCCGATTCGTCCGACCAGTCCGACGGACTCATCGGATCTGTATCCTGCGACAAATACCCGACAAGAGTTTCACCGTTGCCGATGTCCACCTTTTCGATAGTTTCGGCCACTGGCTCAACTACGTATTCCGTACCGACCTCGTCAACCCACGTACTAACTTTCCGAATTTTCTGTGTCTTTTCCATTGCTTGCCCTTTCAAATAATCGGTTAAGAAACTGTTTGCTCTTCTGGCCACTCGTCAACCAGTCGTGGCATTATCACACTCCGCATATGATAACCTGCGTCGTGCTCAAAGTCAACCACAATCGGCCGCGTCGGTTCCCCAAAATAAACTTTACAATCGCCGGAGTTTTCAAGGTACGGCTTCAGTGCCCGCAAATACTCCAGATCAACAACAATCTGCTTACTGCCCAGTAAGGCCAAAATATGGTTTGCGTCCCGAACATCGCCCCAAAACTGCTTATGTTCGGGGATCACGTCCCGCCAGTTTTCCGGAAAGACGGCTTCCTTGTCTGCGGATTCTAAAAGGATTCGCGTTCTCGTGTGCACCGTTGGATTGTACAATCCGGGCACAGGCAATTCGGTATCGAGATTATCTACCACGTGAAGCCGCTTGCCATCGGTGGCCACGACTTGCCGCTGTTCGGTGATTAGCACAAGGTGCAAATCATTGCGTCCATAAGGACTTTCTTTTCGCTGTCTGGCTTCAAGTGCGAATTGTAAAGCTACAAAATCACTGTCTTTTTTTCCGTACACTACAACACTCATTTTTTGCCCTTTCATTTTTGTTTTTTTGTGTGTTTACTTACAATAGCCCTTATCTGTTTTTCCCTTTTAGCCGAATCATTGCTTAACCGTTCAGCAGGAATATCTATAATAAACGACGGCTCGACAAATCGCAAATGCTCGTTCCAGTCGCCCTGACTATGCGACCACAAACGGCCTTTGCATTTCGGACAACAACAAATATGGACCACGTGATATAAGTCGTACATTTTTTGCCCTTTCACTTTATCAACGTCACCAAAAACATTACCAACTCCACCACTGCCACCACTACCACAATAATGATAGTGCCTACAGCGGCCTTTTTAACAGACTTTTCATAATCAACCATATCTTGCCCTTTCAGTAATCGAGATTTATTTGCTCTACGCCCAAAAACTCCGCCCCCTGTTCTTCGGCAATTTCCTTGCCGGTATCTTTGCAAAATTGCTTTAGTTCCGTAATCGGCACAGCATCGGACAAGTCCACCACTTGAGCACTATCATAAGGTGAGTTGCCCGCGTGATAAACAGCATAACTGCTATCCACGTCCATAATCTCATATCCATATTTGTGATAGTATCCGATAAGTCTTCTTGTTTTTGCCCTGTCCATATTTCGCCCTTTCCAAAAAACTTGTGGCCAGTTGCTGGAGTTGGCCGCAAGCGATCCCTCTTATCCTTCAGCTTTTATCTGCTCAAAGGCAGTTCTAAATACTTTACTCCAGTTTTGCCCGCTTTGCTTGTGCAGCTTTGCTGTTCGCCGCTGTACAGTCATCCAACAGCCCGGACAGACTGCGTAGCCCTGCCAGTGCTTCAGAGGTGGCACTAAGGCAGGCAGTCTGCAAATATCGCACTTTTCACGGCTTTTGCTCATAATGTTTGCCCTTTCACAAAAGGCCTTTCGGCCAGTTATTTTATCCTACCCAAAACAGCGGTCGGGATTTGTCGTAAAGCCACTTGCTGGCCTGCAACACCTATAGCATACCAAACGCAACCTCGATCGGCTTCCTCGATTTCGACGGCCACAACAGCATCCAACGCGTTTAGAATCACACGCGTTGGCCTACTTTTGTAGGTATACAATTTGGCCGGGGGTGTTGAAACATCGGTTTGTTTATCTGATAGGTACATCAGATATTTAGTATCTGCTATAGCTTCACAATCGGCCGGTAGAATTGCCCACCCCCCAAAAATACCATTGCTACTCACCCAAGCCACAAAACGGCCAAGATTTGCCCACGCCCGCTCTTGGGCGATCTCTACATCATTACGCATTTGTGTTTTTGTTTTGCTCACAATCTTGCCCTTTCAAAAAACTTGCTGCCAGATTTAACAACTGTTAACAGGTGTTCGCTGTTATTTGCTTTTTTGCAAATGCTCGATTAGCTTATGTTCAAAGTATGTTGGTTCAGTATCTACATACTTAAAACACGATTCGGGTACCCTTGCCCGCAACCTACGCTTTGCGTTGGCTAATGTATCTTTCACACTACGGCCTACGGCTACGTGGAACCAGTAGTTTGCTTCCCAACTACCGATCCGTACATAAAATCCTTTTGTGTCGATTAGTGGCTGGCTATTGATACGCCAGCGAAAAACTTTTTTTGCTCCGCCGTCCCAGTAACCATAAACGGCTTTCGGTAGTGTCTGTTTAAGTTCCATAGTCTTGCCCTTTCAAAAGGGTTTGTAGTAATCGAGCATATAAACGTTGCGTGTGCTTAAATCCCGAACTGTACCTAATCCGGAGTAGCCGACCTGCTGGTTTCGCAAGGTCCAAAGCAAGGTTCGGTATCCTTGCTGTTTTAGTGTTTTAGCATATTCGCGTCTTGCCTTCAGTGCTTCTGTCCTACTGCTGTACTTTAGCGGATCAAAACATATTTGCCCACGATTTGTCTGTTCCAACATAGTCTTGCCCTTTCCCTAATCAGTTAAAAGTGGCTGTTCATATCCGTTTTGTTGAAAGTGCCCGCATTCTAAAACATCCAGTTTTGTTGCCGGGCACTCTTTACAGTCCGGGCAAACTTCCGTTTGCCAACGTTTAACAAGTTCTTTCTCCGTCAATAAGTAGTCTTGTATACTCATATTTTGTCCTTTCATTAGTGTTAATGTTATCGGCTATTGTCTGCCTTCAGTATAACAGCGATTCGCTGGCTGTCAAGGAAAAAACTAAAAAAAACTAAAAGTTTTTCAAGTTTTTTGGCCGGCCGCTCATAGCCGATCGCTGGCAGAGCTGGCCGGCAGCAGGTACTTGTAAGGCAATTGCAGAGCGCCTGTCGAACAGCTATATTTGCGGGGGCGCCTCCCGCCCCGCCCCGCTTCAGCTCCGCCCGCTCGCCTACTAAACCTACTGGTTTAGTAGGGTTTACCTGTCCGGCCTATCACACCTCGGCCAGCTCATCTGCCCGGCCTGCTGGCCTACTGGCCTGCCAGCCAGCCGCTGGCTGGCCGGCCTTGCCACGTGGCCGGCCTACCTTCTGAAGGTCAACCCACTGGCCAGCTATTTTGCTGACCGGTCTGCCCTCTGAAGGCCGGTCACGTTGACCAGTTCACCTGCTGGCCGGTCGCTCCGTTGACCTGCCCGCTGGCCGGCCTGTCCGGCCTGCCCGGCCTTGCTGGCCGGCCGGTCTAAACTCCGGCCGGCCGCTGGCCTACACTGCCAGCAGGTGATGATTGCCGGCAGTGGATCGGCTGGCAGGCCTTTCCTTTCAGCGGCCTACGGCCACTTAAGGGGGGGGGCTGGCCGCTGCCCCCCCGCCCCGTAGGGGCGGGCGCCGCAAAGGAAGTTCGCCGCGAGGTATGTTTTAACCCCGCTCGCCACGCGATACGCATTTTTCGGCCTAAAAAACGTCCACTTCGAGAAAAAAGCCAGCTCGCACAGTAGGACCCATCCGAAAAATAATATACACCCCCATTTTTCGGCTAAAAACCCAGGTTTTCTAAAGAAACGTTCATAAAAGCCATTTTACAGAAATTTCAGGCCCGATCTCAGGCCAATTGGTATGATAGTACCCATCGAAGGGAGTTCTTCGACCCTACATTTCCCACGTAGCTCTCAGAGCCTCGTGGGAAAAAACTGTGAGGCGGTTAGACCCCCCCAAATCCGCCCTTTGCAGCCAGCCGCATTTTTGAGGCTGGCAGGCAGACTCTAATTCAGGGGCCCCCTGCTAAGGTCGGCTCCGTTCAAAGGAGCCGACATAGACTAATTCCGAGCAGGGATGCGAGGATTCCTTGCACCCGCCAAAGGCGGGTGGACCCTTGAACAGGGCGGGAAGCCCTGGGCAAGGGGTCTGCCTGTCGTTTAGGCAGACGAATTCACCCTCAGGTGAACATATTGAAATTGTTCCCGAACTTCTCCCCCTTTCGAGGGGAGGAGAAGTTCGGGGAGATACATAGTATTACACATAAGACCTTAGTATGTAATATTACATAAGATTTTAATATAACCTAAGAATTTATTTTAAGTATAGCTCTCAGTAATACACTATAGTAAGTAAGTACAGGGTAGTATCCCTTTATAAAATACTACCCTGTACTTACTGGGGGAGTATAGGGGGGGTTTATAAGGGGGGGAAAAGAGGGGGGTCCCTCGCCCCTTTGGGCAAGTCTGTTCCAACGGATGATTAGGCGCCCTTTTTTGGGGAGTTGAAACCCCCGTTCGGATGCTGTTCAGAAAAATTTTTCAAGATTTTTCTTGACAAGATCAGAAATTTCTGATACAATAGGTATATGTACATTAGAGTAAATCACAAAGGAAAACAGTGATATGACTCGAATAAAACGTGATGCAATACTGACTTTACTCATTGAAAAGTTAGGAGAATGCGGGAGCTGGTGTGGAGAAACACACATTCAGAAAGCCGTTTATTTTTTTGAGGCGATGTTGAAACTAAATTTGGGATTTGATTTTATTTTTTATAAGCGAGGGCCTTTTTCTTTTGATCTTCAGGATGAGTTAACAGCTATGAGAGCGGACGAATTTGTAAGTTTGGAGATTAAAGGGTCTGGATATGGCCCATCTTTGGTTCCAGGAAGAAATGCAGGTTTACTGAAACAACTGTTTCCTAAAACATTAAAACGACAAAAACACAAAATTGGTTTCTTAGCGCATATATTTACAAATAAAAGTGTTATTGATCTTGAGCATTTGGCGGCGGCACTTTATGTAACCCACACGGGGGATAAAGCACGCTCCGTTCAAGAACGTGCTTGTGAATTAACAAAACTTAAACCATATGTTTCTGCCGAAGCCGCGACTTGCGCCGTCAAGGCAATTGACAAGTGGTATGAGAAGGCAAAAGTAGATATATGTACATTAAGGTAAATCATAAGGTTGGCCCTCCGGCGTATGAACTCGTATATCCGCTGGAAGCCCTCTGTACCGCTCTTGCAGGGGCCGCTGTCTGCACTATCGAGTGGGGCCTCGAAGCAGCTTTCGGCTACACGTTCAGGACAAGCCTGAACCACCTGTATTGCCCTGCCTGTGGTCAGAGGATTTATGCCGGGGATATTGTACACGAGCAGGGCCGGAAGGGAAAATGGTCCAATTTTTGTCGTTTTTGCAGGCCTGATTTGAAGCCTGCGATTGTAACCTGAACTCGATCGGGTAGCCAGAATGGGGGTCGAGCAAAGCCACCGGCGAGTCTGGCCCCCCGCCCGATGCCTCTTTTGAAAATATGGCGGGAAAAAGCAAAACTACCGATAAGGACCCGAAAACAGGCCAATTTTTGACCAAGTTCGATCCGAAGTTCATTGACATAATCAGGCGTCTCAAGGAAGCCGGTTGCCCCGATGTTGACATCGGCTTCGCCCTTGGCGTGCATAAGGGGACCATTGGGGACTGGATAAGAAGGTATCCAGACCTGAAAAAGGCCGTTGAAGAGGGCAAGCGGGTCGCCAAGGCCCGTCTCATCGCCAAGGCGATGCTTGCGGCCTGCGGCTACGATTATGAGGAATCGAACGAAAAGTGGGTTCCGACGGGCATCGACAAAGACGGGAAGCCCAAACTGGTTTTGCAATCCGTCAGCAAGTACAGGAGACATCATCCGCCCGATAGCAAGATGCTCGCAACACTGCTGGCTTACCTCGAACCTGGTTTCAGAAATCTACAAACCAGGTCTGTGGACCTGTTCAACCAGAAGGTAACCCTGAAGATCGACGGCAAGCTGGAAAGCAAAAAGATAGAAGAGCTTGCCGGAAAGTTGTTAGATGAAACAAGTAAACCAGTCGTTAGTAGAGTTCTGGGAGAAGATTCCGAAGACGCTCAGCAAGAACCTGTCGTTTCGGAAGAAATTGATGCGGGAGCTTAGCAATGATGCTGCCAGCCGTAAGCAGTTCTTGAAAGCCTGCGTCGAATATCCCCCGATAGCCTTCGACAGTCTCTTCTGGATTTTCTGCCCAAGAGCCGAGCAAGGCAAGAGGAATGCTCCGTTCATCCTCAGGCCCCAGCAAGTCAAGGCTGTTCTTGCGATAAAAGAGGCCATTGACGAGCAGAAGGACCTGCTGATAAACAAGTCCCGCGAGGAAGGCGCATCCTGGATAGTCGCCGCAATGTTTTTTCTCTACTGGCTGCTCGTGCCGGACAGCCTGTTCTTGGTCGCCTCTCGAAAAGAGGAGCTTGTAGATAAAGCAGGCAACCGCAACTGTCTGTTCTACAGGTTTTTGTATCTCAACAACACCCTGCCGGACTGGCTGAAAGTCAAGAATGCACTAAAAACCCATCTTCATTACGAGAATCCGAATAATGGTAGCACTATTGACGGTGAATCAACTAATCCAAACCTTGGTGCTGGTCTTCGTGCCCTGTCTGTTATGTTGGATGAATTTGGCAGGGTTGAACATTCTGTTGCGCAGAGTATCAGGGAGACTATCTCGGACGTTACGGGTTGCGCTATTTATAATAGCACTCACTGGTACGGTCGGGGCCATCCTTTTGCTAAACTACTTTACAGCGGTAAGTTGGAAGTAGTAGAACTGCCCTGGTACAAAAACCCAGCTAAAAACGATGGTCTTTACAGGAGTCCCGAACTCAATGAATTAGAAATCCTTGACCTGGAATACTACCGCAAGAGATTTCCGAAAATCAAATGGAAATCTCGGATGAAATACTCCGATCTCGAAACGGACCTGCTGCTGGTTGCTCCAGATGCGACAGACATCAGTTTCGTGGCGGACGGAGAAGGAAAGCTCAGAAGCCCTTGGTACGACAAGGAATGCAAGCGACGGGACCCGCGGGATATTGCGTCGAACCTCGATATGAATCCGGCAGGCGCCGGAGAGATGTTCTTCAACCCCGACCTGTTGCTTCTGATAAATCAGACCACTGTCAGAGAACCCGACTACGAAGGAGAGGTCGAATATGTTTTACGAGATAGGAGATTATCCGGCATTAGATTTAGGCAGAATGCCGGGCGAAACCGCTTCAAGTGGTGGGGACCTCTGCGAAAAGGACGACCAATACAGGAGCATAACTATATTGTGGCCGCTGATATTTCCCTGGGGGTGGGCGCCTCCAACTCTGTGGCCGCCGTATATGACGTTAATACTTCGGAAAAATGTGGAATGTTTGTAAGCCCCGACGTTCCGCCGGAAGAGTTTGCGGATCAGGTTGTTGCGATCTGTCATTGGGTAGGCGGGGCCACGCACAGACCTTTCTTGATATGGGAAGCGAATGGGCCTGGAGGTAGTTTCGATAAGAGAGTTTCCATTCTGGGATACTCTTTCGTCTATATCTCCAGGAGGGAGCGCGGCAGGCGGAAGGTGAAACTTAACCGTCGGGGATGGTATTCGAACAGGGAGTCGAAGTATGACCTGTT